AAGGATGAGGAGATATTTAATAGGGTAAATGATCACCGTTACGAGATGATGATGAAGCAAATTAATAACCGCAATAAAGAAGATAAGCCTTTACAAAATACCAAGGGTGAGGTAGTAAACTTCAACGAGTATACAAAAACAAAGGGTAACGCATGACTAAGTTTGATCCAGTAGATCGTCCAGCCCACTACAACATGGGAGGTCTAGAATGTATTGACTATATCAAACAGGTAGTAGGCTTGGATGGGTTCATTGCTTACTGCCATGGCAACATGATCAAGTATCAGCACAGATACCGTTTCAAGCAGAAGCCAGTAGAAGATATGAGGAAAGCTGCATGGTACTTAAATAAAATGAATGAAGCACTAGCGGAGAAACACAAATGACGATCAAGACTTTTAGCGTCACGTTCTTACTTCACATTGATGAAGCTAATAATATATTAGGATCGTATGAAGACGCACATACGGATGACGTTAGTGATCTTGTAACTGACACGTTCTATGATATAGATGACGTTGCTGTACAGAACATCTTAGTAAAGGAAAGAGACTTATGATTACACAAGAAGACATTGATTCTATACGGTACAAGACAGACATAGAAGAATACAATGACAAGTTTAATGAGGATGGTATACCTAAGAATGACCTAGCTGCTTACAGTCAGTGGGTTGAGGGCAAGATAATAACTAAGGGCATGACAAGGCAGGTAGAGAATATCTTAGGTCTTGTAGGAGAGGCTGGTGAAGTAGCTGAGAAATTAAAGAAGAGCTTACGAGATGGGGCTGTACTAGACAAAGAAGGTATGATAAAAGAACTAGGTGACGTACTGTTTTATGTTGCAGCATGTGCAAACTTCTACGGTAGTACACTAGAGAAGGTAGCTAATTTAAACATGAAGAAACTAAACAGTCGCAAAAAGCGTGGCGTATTACAAGGATCAGGGGACAACAGATGAACAACTATCTACCTACAGATTACCAATCATTTATACACAAGTCCCGCTATGCACGATGGCTGGACAAGGAAGGAAGGCGTGAGACTTGGGGCGAGACAGTATCACGCTACATGGAAAACATTGTATACCCTGTGGCTGGCACAGACACGTACATCAAGGAGATTGAAGAAGCTATACTATCACTAGAGGTAATGCCTTCTATGCGTAGCCTCATGACAGCTGGTCCTGCAGCTATGAGAGATAACATTAGCATGTACAACTGCTCATACATTGCAGTAGATAACATCGTAGCATTTGATGAAGCTATGCACGTTCTCATGTGCGGTACTGGGGTAGGCTTCAGTGTTGAGCGTCAGTACGTTCAGAAGCTACCTGAAGTACCTGAGTTGTTTAACAGTGAGACTAACATAGTTGTTAAGGACAGCAAAGAAGGTTGGTCAAAGGCTCTACGTCAAGTGATTGCGCTACTGTACAGTGGTGAGATACCTACGTGGGATGTGAGTAGAGTACGCCCAGCTGGTGCAAGGCTCAAGACATTCGGAGGTAGGGCATCAGGCCCAGCGCCACTGATTGACTTGTTTAACTTTACCATCAATACATTTAGGGGTGCTCAAGGTAGAAGGCTTAGCTCCATTGAGTGCCACGACATCATGTGTAAGATAGGTGAAGTAGTAGTGGTGGGTGGTGTACGCCGTAGTGCTATGATATCATTGAGTAATCTTAGTGATGACCGTATGCGTACAGCTAAGTCTGGTGCATGGTGGGACAACAACCCGCATCGTGCCTTGGCTAACAACTCAGTAGCATACTCTGAGAAGCCTGACAGTCTATCATTCATGCGTGAGTGGATGGCCTTGGTTGAGTCAGGCTCAGGTGAGCGTGGTATCTTCAACCGTGAGGCAGCTAAGAAGCAAGCAGCTAAGAATGGTAGGCGTGATGCAGACCATGACTTCGGCACTAACCCTTGCAGCGAGATCATACTACGCAGTGGTCAGGTGTGCAATTTAACAGAGGTAGTAGTACGTGCGACAGACACTATTGATTCACTTGAAAAGAAAGTACGCATTGCTACAATCTTGGGTACAGTACAATCTACCTACACAAAGTTCCCCTATCTGCGAAAGATGTGGCAGCGAAATACCGAAGAGGAACGACTGTTGGGTGTGTCTCTCACGGGGATAATGGATAACCCATTACTCACAACTAAGAACGCTGGATTGGAGAAAACACTTGAGCATCTTAAGTCTATCGCCGTGGCTACTAATATTCAGTGGGCTGAACGCCTTGGCATCCCTGTCTCTACTGCTATCACATGCGTTAAGCCTTCCGGGACGGTATCACAACTGGTTGATTCCGCCTCTGGTATTCACTCTCGTCACTCACCCTATTATATTCGTACTGTACGTGGTGACAATAAAGATCCACTGACACAGTTTATGAAGGATCAGAAGATACCTAATGCGCCAGACGTAATGAAGCCAGACCAGACTACAGTGTTTAGCTTCCCTCAGAAGGCTCCTGAAGGCGCAGTGTGTACCAAAGATACTACAGCTATTGAGCAGCTAGAGATGTGGCTCATGTATCAACGGCATTGGTGCGAACATAAGCCTAGCGTAACTATAAATGTCCGTTCAGCTGAATGGTTTGAAGTAGGTGCCTTTGTATACAAGTACTTTGATGAGATGTCGGGTGTATCTTTCTTGCCCTTCAATGAGCATACATACCAGCAAGCACCTTACCAAGACTGTGGTAAGCACGACTACCACGAACTGCTATCTCTTATGCCAGATAAGATTGATTGGGAAGACCTAGCAAACTATGAGAAGGAAGACAACACTGCAGGGAGTCAGACACTAGCGTGTTCTGGTGATTCCTGTGAAATCGTAGACTTAGTATAAAGGAAATACAACATGACTTTTCTATCAGCACTTATCGTAGTACCAGTAATGACAATATTTACAGGGACTTTACTTGAAAAAGTTGTCATCCCTGTTATTACTTACATAGCTACCTAATGAAACTACAACAAGAAGCACAAGACCACTTAGATAGCAAGAGGCGTGTGTTTGATGAAGGCCTACTGGATCATTTTACTTGGACAGAAGAGTTCGTCAACAATAACCTCTGGCAAAGTGAGGAGCTAGAGATAGCTAAGCAACACCTCACTACTGCCCTACTATGGGCTAGACGTTCAGCAGAGAAGCATGGACTTAAGTAATACTAGAAAGGGCGGCTTAGTGTCGCCCCTTCTTTTGTCTAACGAGTAGATTCTATTAATCTCTTTGTATCTTCCTTCTTAACTTCTATGTAGTTAATTAAAAACTCTAATTGATTTTCATCTAAGTCTTCTACTTCAATGTCTAAGTTTAGTTCTGCTAGTGCTTTATCAACAACGTTTTTAGATACACCTCTACTGCCATTGGTCAGCTTATATAGCTTAAGAGTTCTGCTATCCTCAGGATCAATGCTTCTCTCCAGTGTATCCATGGTAGCTGTCTTTGATCTTGAAATAACATCACTCAGCATCTTAGTACGCTTTGCTGTGTTGCTATTTTTCCATGCAGGACTGTTGATAGTTTTCTCTGCCTCACTTTCTAAGAAATGTACTACGTACCTGTTGATGTCGTTCCTTACTTCTGGGATAAAAGACTTTATGCCAGTACGCCACTGAGGTTTACCTACCTCATTAAACATACGTTGAATAGATGTCTGCCCCGGAACCTCACGGTAACCAAAGATCCTACCTATAGGGGCCATGGAACGTTCATCAGTTAAAGCACTGCGTTTCTCTGGTGCTAACTCTATGCCGCTTAGTCCTGTAAAGATTTGATCTACGTAACGAGCAGACTTGTTTACAAACTCTGAGCCTTGCTTACGATCAATAGGTATGTAGTCATCACCCCTACTTAAAGATATGATCTGATTGACAGGATCAAGGGGCCTTGAGTAAGCACTAATGTACATAGCGCCTGTATCCTGTACAATTTTAACTAAGCCATCTACAGCTGCAACGTCTTCGCCTGTTACTATGTCAGCGAATAGATCAAATGAAAACTTAGCTGTATCATTTAGCTGTCGTGTCAGACCTTTCGGACCAAATACAGTTACAACTTCTCTCCAAACCTCTGGGGGTATTACACCATCTCTAACTATGTGAGCACCCATACGGCCCATAGCTTTATAGTAGCTGTACGGGAAGTCATACATGCGGTTACGTATCGCACCATCACTGCCTCGCTCATCAAATAAAGCTAAGCCTTCGTCTAAGTTATCCATTTCACGTGCAGTTGTAACGCCAATAAAGCCAAGACCTACAGCAGACTTAGTAAGTAATTCCAGAGGATCACGAGTGCTACCCGTTGCATACTTATGCACTAAGCTAATCAGCGTGTGGTCAAACACATGACCTAACGTGTTGTTAAAGAATTGCCCAAAGGGAATCATCGCACCTATAAACGGAGTCTTGCGTAAGTCTTCTATAGGACGTGCAAATACTTCAAGGCCCTTGGCTGCTCTCATACGGTCACCACCAAACGACTTAGCGTACACGTTACGTAGTGCGTCTTCTACAGCAGCAGCCTGTACAGCAACGTACTGGTCACCCTTCATTGCTTTATAAAGAGGTAAGCCATTGATAGGGTCAATGCCTGTAGTGCCCTTCTCTAAAAACTCTGCATAAGATACACCATAGTTTAAGCGTATCTGTTTATCTAAGGCGTACATGAACTCTTGGGACTTAGTGTACATGTCCTGTGCCTTAACACCGTATACAGTCTGAGCAAAATCCATAACCTTCTCTGCCCCGCCGGGCTTATTCATGTCGTTTATATCAACGCCTAAGTTTTTGTATACGTCATCAAGCTCAATGCCACCTGACATGTAGCGGAATAGTTCCTTCTGAGACTTAGGGTTAGCTGCAAGGAAAGAGAAAGCTGACTGCTGTGTAGCATAGGGGCTTACTAAGTTCGTAGCCTTCTGACGTTGCAGGGTAAACATGAGCTTAGACTTGTTAGCAAACTCTACAGCATTAGTATTCCTACCAATAGCCATCTCGCCCAGCGCACGACCACCGTACAGTGCACCTCTCAGCGTATCTCCTACAGATTGCATAGCCGTGGCGTTAGCCCAACCAACAATGTTTAGTGCAGTTGTACCGGGGTGTGTAATCAACATGCGGATTAGGTTCTGCTGCATAGTCTCAGCACCTTTACCTATAGCACGTCTTGCTGCTTCTACTGTTGTCTCTGTAGGTGCATCTAAAATATCTTCAATAACTTCATTGTATTTATCTTTAGCTGGCCCTGCCTTAGCTAGTTTTAAATCCTTCTTAAGCTTAGAGAGTATGTTACCTGTGCGACCCCAGTTACTTGATAAGCTAGAGAGTACAAGCAAGCCATCATCTAGATTCTTACCTTGGAACTCTGGTAGTTTTTGCATAGTAAGATCATACAGTTTACTAACCTCTGACCTTGGCCCTGCAGGTAGGGCAGTGATAGTCTCTGTTATAAAGTCTGTAAAGTTCTCAAAGAGATCGTCCTGATTAGATAGCTTGATATTAAAGTCATCAAAGATATTCTTTAGTCCTTTGAAGCTGACATCTCCATCATCTATGCCATGAAAGAATGCACCAAGCAGATCATCCCTGCGAGGATCAGGTGTTGCATCGTCTGATTTACGGGTGAGTGCATCCCCTAAGTCTACTTTCTTTGCCCACCTAGCTGCATTAGTAGAACTCTTATTCAAAGCTTCTGTAAGATCCTTGAAGTTCATCGCCTTAAGTACAGCTTTGTTACTCTTCTTACGTTCTTTAGTAATCAAAGCATCAACTGCTGCCTCTGTTGAGATAGCATTGTCGTGTGCTTGCATGAATAGTGGTAGGGTTGATTTGCTGTGAGGAGATTTGTTGAGTAGGTTAAGGCCGTAGGCTAGTGAGCCACCAAACACACCTGTAACACCCGTGAGAGCACCTTGTAGTGTGCTGTAATTATCTTG